TCGGGAGCGGCCCGTCGAACGAGTTGAGGACCCACCAGCGGAATGATCTTCTGGTCTGTGTATCGGTGCAGTCGCACGCTCTGGGGAGGCGGCGTTTCCCTGCAACTGATTTTCTTGCCCGGACAGGCGGAGATCGTTTTCGATCAGGTTGAGCATGTGCCCCTGAATGCTGCGATGTTGAGATTTGGCGCGTTTTTTTGCTTGTTCGGCTAATTCAATAGGGACTCGAAATGAGATAAATTTTTCGTTTTCCATGTGCACACCTTTTGCACGGAGGTGAACATTTTGCAAACTCAAAAAATATTTTTGTGCACATAAAAATTTTTATTCGTCCGCAGACGTAGGCTACAAGCGGGTGTCAAGAAAAAAATGTGGGGTGTTCCCCCTACCTCGATGATTTTTTTTCTTTCTTTTTTGTGCACAAAAATTAAACATTTGTGCACATGGAAACGGAAGAGACCACAGCACAAGAAGCCCACATCGGGTTCAGAATCCCTGCTAATTTGAGGGAAGCGGCGAACCAAAAGATGCAAGGGAAATACTCAACCTTTAGCGAATACCTCCGCGATTTACTGCGCAGGGACGTTGAGAAAACAGAGGCCGCGAAATGATCGACGCAACCGAAATGGCCAGCCGCCTTGGAATCACCCGCCCTACCCTGCTGCGTTGGGCTACCAACAACCGGGTGCCCGGATTCAAGGTCGGACGCGAATGGAAGTTTGATGAGGCGGATGTTGTCCGCACTTTCAAGGTAACGACTGGGAACATTCTTCAACAGGCAAACAGCCGTGGGAGGGCCGCGTAATGAGCCACCAAGAAACGCTGTGGATTCTTCAATCCATCTGGGAAGCAATCCGTGCGCTCGGACCCGTGGCGATTCTGGCCGGCGTCACGCTGTGGCTAACAACACGGGGGGAGCGGACACGATGAGCGCCACCATCGAATGGATTGCGTCCACCGACGAGCTGCCGGATGCCGACGAGACGGTGATCCTCGCCCTCGAGGACGGGGATGTCACGACCGGGTTTCTGGACGGGGAGACATGGCGGGACGTTTCTGCCGACCGCCTGCCGGAAGCGCCTCTCTTCTGGGCGCGTTTTCCAGAGCCTCCGCAACCCCGGACAAAGAAAGGGAAGAGAAAATGAGCCTCTGGCATTGCTACGCGAACGGATCGTTCGGGCGGTTTGGCGACTATGTGCTCGCCAAAACCAGAAACGAGGCCATGTGCAGATTTCGCATGATTCACCGGGTCTGGCCCACCGATGTGCGGATGGAAAGGAAGGCCAAATGAGCGCTCAATCAGTAACTGCCGAGAAACCCTTGGGAGCGGATGACCGGCACCTTACGGGGTGCGGGGCTTTGGGTGCGGGCTTTGTAGGAGCATGCCGGACATTGATACTCCAGGCTGGAGTTCGTTGGCCGTTGCATGATGCTTTTTTGTTTGCCCACAAAGCAATTGGGGCAAAGGTAATGAAATGGGTCGCTGCCCCGATGCGTTTCCTTTACGGCGTAGAAAAAAATACCGGGAACCACTTCGTGAAGGTGGTAGCGCCCAGCCTCATCCTGCCAGTTTTCAAGGTCCATCAGCTTCTGGCGCGCCTGGCATTCCGAATCTTCGAGTTCCACTATGCGCTTATTGGCGTCCATTACCGCCGCTTGAGCCTCGATGAGGCGCTTCGTTATCTCGCTTACGGCTTCAGTGACGCGGGCCTCGGTATGGAGGCTGGAAAGAGTGCTGACTACCTGCGTGGCGGAATGGAGTGCGGCAAAGGCGGTTTGAATTTCACTAATCACGGCGTGGATGGTGGCGGAGTGGTGCCGTTTTGCAAGACGGAAGGATCCGCACGATGAGCGCAACCCTCGCCCTCTCTATCGCGGCCCTGACCCTCGGCTCCTGCCTCGCCTCCTACTGGTGCGGTCAGCAAAACATCCTTTTCCGCATGCGCCAACATGACGAACGCCGCCGCGAGCGCGAAAGCCGTTGGCGCGAGTTTGACGAGGAGGACTGAACAATTTTCCACCCCGGAAATTCCCCGAGCGGCGCGGTGCGGCGGCGCGGCGAGGGCAAACACAACAATAGCCGCGATTTATTAGGCGAATAAAATGAAACTGACAAAGAAAGGTGCCGGGTCCTTTAACCCGCATGACGAGGGAACATTTCGCGCGGTGTGCGTGGATGTGACTCCATTGGTGAAGCAGGTGAGCAAGTTTGGCGAGAGCGAGGTTTTTCGCCTTGTTTTCGAGACGGATGCGCCAGAGCGTGACGGTGGTCGCCAATGCGTATGGAGCCGGGGCTTTACGCCTTCGCTCAACGAGAAGGCGAACTTTCGTAAGTTTTTGCGCCAGTGGTTCGGGCGTGACCTGACAGCGGCAGAGGAAGCGGAGTTTGATACCGAGGCGCTTCTTCTTGGAAAGACGGCTCAGGTGGTTGTTACGCATGACCATTCGGACAACGGGAACACTTACGCGAATATCATTGCCTGCACCCCATACAAGGGAACGGAACCGCTGAAGCCCTCGGGCAAATTCACCCGCAAGAAGGACAAGGAAGCCAAGGGCGAAGAAGCCAGCTATCGCGGGGCAGCAAATCCCACGGAGCCGGTGCGCGAAGCCGAGGCGGTTGACGCAACGCAGGCCGGTGATGACTGGGCAACGGTGAAGGTGCATGTCGGCAAATACAGCGGAAATGAGATCCGCGACCTGGATGCCGACGCCATCGAGAAGCTGAACAAGAACTGGGTGCCGAATGCGGGAACCACAGCCGCCGATCAGCGTTTAGTGAAGGCGCTCAAGCGTGCGCAAGAGGAACTCGCCGCAGCGACTGCCGGGGAGGAATTCTAATCATGAGCGACACGCTCGAAATCGTTGTATCGGGCAGTCTTCCCAGCCCACAGATCGAGCTGTCGCCTGCGGCCTTCAACGCCAGAACATTGGCGTTGGAGGCGAGCGGGCGCATCAAGGCGATTGCCTCGGTGGCTGACCTCGACGCAGCGGCGGGCGCTTTGACGAAGCTCAAGGCGCTGACCCGTTCGGTGGAGGATAGCCGCAAGGATGTAAAGGCGCCCGTGCTCGAGATTGGCCGGCGGATTGATGCGGTGGCGAAGGATTACCTGACATCGCTGGAGTCGGAGGCCAAGCGCCTGTCGGTAATTGTTGGCTCTTACCAAGAAGCCCAACGCCGGAAGGCTGAGAAGGAACGCGAAGAAGCGGCCAAGGCACAGGCAGATGCCATCGCGGAGATGAACGCCAAGCAGGCGGTTGCCGTTGCCAATGGCGATCAAGGGGCAGCAGATGCCGCCCGTGCGGAGGCGGCGGACAAGATTGCCGCAAGCCAACTGGCTGCAATCAATTCCGAGGGGCCAAGGCCAGAGGGGATCACGAGCCGGACAAGCTGGAAATTTGAGGTGGTGGACATCGCCGCACTCCATGCCGCTCGCCCGGAACTCTGCGTCATCACCCCAAACAACGCTGCGATCCGTGCCGTGGTGAAGATGGGGGCGAAAATCCCCGGTCTTCGCGTTTGGCAAGAGGCAGCGGCCATCGTGCGGGTATCCGCTCCGGTGAAAGTGGAGGAATACGATTACTGATATGCCAACCCTCGCCGAAATCCTCGCCAAGAAAGCGGCCAAAACCGCTGATTCTCAACCAGCAGCCAGCGGCCTCAAGATCACGCCGGACAGCGAAAAGGCAGACCTCGCTGCCAGCATCAAGCAGGGACTCGACGCCTGCGCCCCAAAAGTCAAACCCCCGGCTCCACGCGAGTTGGGGGCATTGACCCTCGGGGAGCGCGTTCCAATGGATCAACCAAAGGAGGGGGCACCAGCAGCGGAGTGGGAGTGGTTCGACTCGCTTCACTCCTTCGAGTCAGACCTCGGGATTGTGATGGACCCGAACGGGGAGCAGGCATGGATCGCGGTGCAAGCGTTCCAAAGCAAGCCGCCGATCCTACTCCACCGCCTGCCACTCCTGAACCGGAAACGCAGCGAAGCGGACCCATTTTAAGTGATGATGACCATGAACCTCATCGAATCGCGGGCGAACTCTGCGCAGCCGTCCGCATGGGATACCTCGACGGGCCGGACGACCCCGAGGCGCGATTCCTCGCCAAGGCAATCCACATCTTTCGGGGGCGAGTTGCCGAATACTGAGCCGCCGATAACCCTTTCGCCAGGACAAGCGGCAGCGGTGGACCTTATTCAATCCGGTGAAAACGTGTTCCTTTCCGGTATGGCAGGGACGGGGAAATCCACCGCGCTCCTGCAATACATCGGGCAGGCATTCCGTCGGGTGGATGTCTGTGCGACCACGGGGATCGCTGCGCTGAACCTCCAAGACCAATTCCGCAAGAATGCCGGCGTGGGCATCGCAGCGCATACGATCTACCGATGGGCAGGGATGGCGCTGGGGCCTGCGCCGGGGCAGAGGTTCGAGGATTACTTGGCTTTCCTCCAAAAGAAGCCGATGCCGTTCTCGCGTCATTCGGCATTTGCTCGGGTGAAGGCAGCGGAATGCCTTGTCATCGATGAGATTTCCATGTTGCCGGGGCGGATTATCGACTACCTCGATTTCCATTGCCGCGCGATCCGCAAGACCGACCGACCCTTTGGCGGAATCCAACTTGTGGCCGTGGGGGATTTCCTCCAACTCCCTCCGGTGGCCAAGGATGGGAAATACGACTGGGCATTTGCCTCCGAGGCATGGCGCGCGGCGGGATTCCGCAATGCCTACCTGACGCAGATTCACCGCCAGAAAGAACCCCTCTTCACCGAGGCGCTGAACAACTTCCGCGAGGGGCGCATATCCAAAGCGGTGGCGGATACGCTCTCGAGCAGGGTCAAGATGTTTGTCGACCGGCGCGTGGTGCGCCTGATGACTCACAACGCTCAGGTGGACAAGTGGAATGCCTACCAGATCGGAGAAATCGAATCACCCGAGGTGAGCTATGAAGCCGACTTCACCGGAGCCGAGCACGAGGCGGACTTTCTCGCCAAGAACTCGATCACACCGACTCACCTCACGATCAAGCGCGGGGCGCGCGTCATGGCGACTTGCAACATGGAAGTGCCAGACGAAGAGGACAAAAGCCAAAAGCACACGGTGGTCAATGGCCTCTGCGGAACCGTGCAGGACATGGAGCCGGAATCGGTGTGGGTGGCCTTTGACAATGGCGAGACGGTGAACATCCCCAAGCGGTCATCCCAATTTGACCCGCAGCGCGAGGATTCGGCGACCATGACACAAATCCCTCTTCGCCCTGCCTATGCGCTGACCATCCACAAATCACAGGGCCTCACGCTCAACAGCGCCCACATTGACATCCGGGCCGCTCGTGAGCCTGGGCAAGCGTATGTGGCGCTTTCGCGGTTGCGTTCGCTCAGTGGCCTCTACCTCAAGGACTGGATCAAGGGCGTTCATGTGAGCGAGGCGGCAATCAATTTTTACAGGAATCTGAAATGAGCACTCAACTGGAGCTATTTGGAACACTTCCAAATGAAGACAAGCACCGCTATTGGCGGCAGCGCCTCAGGCAATGGCCGCAGGAGGCTTTTGAAAGCCGACACCATACAGAAAGCAGTGGATGGGGAATGGCCATGCTCGGTGGCTGGTTTGCCGATCTCCTGCACCGCGATGGGGCTATGGATGAAATGGAATACATGCGATGGACGAGATTCGAGCGCCGGTTGCAACGATGGGACCAGAAGAAAAATCAATAAATGAATACACTCAAGACGAATATCTCAATTTTCTCCAATGCTTTTGCCGATGAACCGGACGAGGCGATCACGCTGGAGGCATTCTTCCAAGGCGTGAAGGATGGGCGGTGGCAGCGGCAGGTGGACATCCTACGCGAACACCTCAAGCGCGGAGACGAGCCGCGCTACACAGCCAAGAAGCGTGACCTCCCTGCCGTCACCATTTCCTGCCATTGCCTCTCCCGTGAGCGTGACCTGTCGCCCGAGGCGAAGGCGATCACTCACAGCGGATGGCTGCAAGCGGACTTTGATTTGAAGGATAACCCGATGCTTGCCGATGACTCGGTGGTGCGGGCCAAGCGGGCGGAACTCCTCGCCGATCCGTATGTCGGTGCGGTTTTCGTGGGACCATCCGGGCAGGGACTCAAAGCCGTGGTATCAATCGATACCGAGAAGCACAAAGATTCATGGTTTGCCGCTGAACTCCATTTCCGTGAGAAGCACCGGCTGAGTCTCGACAAGGCGACCAAAGACCCGATGCGCCTCTGCTTTGTCTCCTACGATCCCGAAATGGAGACAGCGGACATTTACCAGCCGATCCCCGTGCCGGACAAGATGCCAGAGCCTGAGGTATGGCGTCCACCCGTCGAGACGACAGCGGCAGACATTGCCGAGATGCTGCGCTACATCCCCCCTCGCCCAGACTACGATACATGGCTGAAGATCGCGTCGGCAGTGTGGAGCGTCCTTCCGATGCTCGACGGTGCGCGCATCCTGCACCAATGGTCCCCAGAAGAGAAGGATGGCGAATACGCATCCAAGCACAAGGCACGCCTCAAGCAGGTGGGAGTTGGAACGCTGGCACATATTGCCAGTGAGCACGGATTCGACGCCCGCGAAGCATGGAGACGGAAACGCTGGGCTGGCCGCATCCGGTTTGCTGACTCGACCCTCGGACCAGGACAAGGTGAAGACCCTCTGGCCGGTGCGGATGTCGCAGCTATCGGCACCGAGATTTCCCGCGAACGCGTTATGGTGGCCTACGCGCAAGCCCATAAGGGAGACGCCCGCCTATGGGCTGAACTCCGAAAGGGCCTGCGCGTCTGGAATATACACGCCAAGGTCTGGATGACCTACGAGGACGGCCTATGGAGGCGAGACACAGGAAACACGACGCTCCTCGATATATCCGACACGCTCACGGAGGTTTATCAGCGGGTAGCTGACTCGGTGCGGGCCGAAATGAAGGCAAATCCCTGCGATGACGAGAAGAAAGACCCGCGCATCAAGGAGATCAAGGGCCTCGAGGACCGCTGCCACAAACTCTGCCACTCGGAATATCTGGCCTCAGTCGAACGCATATCCAAGAGCGAGATGAACCTGCCAGCGACCGCCTTTGACTCCAACCCCGAAATCCTTGTGGTGCTCAATGGAACGCTGGATTTCGCGGAAGGTATTTTTCGCGAACACCGCGCATCGGACTACGCGACCACACGCTCGCCAATCAATTTCGACGGGGCCGTGGAGTGTCCGAAATGGGATGCTTTTCTCAATCGGTTCATCCCGGATGTCGAGACGCGCGTCTATCTGGCGCGAGCCTTTGGCTACTCGCTGACCGGCCGCGTGGACAAGGACGCCCTCTTCTTTGCCTACGGCAAGGGAGCCAATGGGAAATCCACCCTCTTCGGTGTGCTCAAAATCCTCCTTGGCGACCTCATGACCACGGTCCCGATTGCCGCCCTCCTCGCTGCCAAGTCGGACAATAACTTCGATTACTACAAGGCATCGATGGAAGGAAAGCGGGTTGTCCTCACCGACGAAATCCCCGAGGGGCGGAAATTGGCCGATAGCCAGGTGAAAGCAATCACCGGAGGCGATGCCATCAATGCTCGCCGGCCATTTGAACAACCCTACGCCTTTTTCCCTACTCACAAGCTCTGGCTCATGGGAAACCACAAGCCGGATGTCCAAGGCACCGACGAGGGAATATGGCGGCGCGTCCACATGATCCCGTTCACCGTGACGATCCCAGAGAACGAACGGCGCGAACGCCACGAAATCCTTGCTGAGTTTGAAGCTGAAGCGGCTGGCATTCTCAACTGGGCGATCCGTGGACTCCTCGAAAGCCGAGACATCGGCCTCAAGCCACCGCCACAAGTGGTAGAGGCGACAAAGAATTACAGGGAGGAAAGCGACCAGTTCGGCTCGTTCCTCATCGAGTGCACCGAGAAGGACATCACCGGGCGCTGTGGGATCGGGTCACTGGCGAAAACCTATGCGATCTGGTGCGACCAAAACAACGAACAGCCACGCTACCGAGGAACCCGCCAACTCCGAAAAGTGATGTCCGAACGGGGCTACCACATCGAGCCGGACAGGAACGACCACCCGACCATTCACGGCATAAAACTCAAGCTGGAGGAAAGAAAAGATGCGTTCGGACTATCCGCTTGAATCGAAAGGAATCCTCCAACTCCCCGCGAATCCCGCGCGGGGAATGCGGGGTTCTGTAAGCATCCTTTTTATTCAAGACCTCAAAAAGAGCCTTTTGGCGGTAAAAACTGCGGGAAATGCGGGATTGGAGGGATGTTTCATATTAAATGTTAGGAAAGGTATTTCTCTTATCTCTTCTTCCCAGCAGCTGGGTTGCACCCCCCCTCTTTTCCCGCATTTCCCGCAAGCCCGTTTTTTCAACCTCAACCTGCAAATACACAACCTATGAAACTACACATCGGCATCGACCCCGGCCTCAGCGGCGGCATCGCATTCATTCCCTCAACCGGCACACCTTGGGCGCATAAGATGCCCGAGACCGACAAAGACCTCATGGAGCTATTCCGCGATTCCATCAACATATCCAGCCCCAAGGCGCTCATCGAGCTGGTGCATTCCAGCCCGCAGATGGGCGTGAAAAGTGCCTTCACCTTCGGGGAGGGATACGGACGCCTCCAGATGGCGCTGACCGCTTTGGGCTGCCCCTACGAGCGCGTGCGCCCAGCCGCTTGGCAAAAGGCCATGGGGTGCCTGACCAAGGGCGACAAGAATGTCTCCAAGCGCAAGGCGCAGGAGCTTTTCCCTGACCTCAAAGTCACTCACGCCATCGCCGACGCTCTACTCATCGCTGAATACAACCGGAGGACGTCCAAGTGAAAGACATCCTCGAAGAAAACAACCGCCTGAAAGCCGAGGTGGAGAAGCTCATCAGCGACAACATGGAGCTGACTGCCGTGATCCGGTCGCTGCGCAAGGTCGCCAAGGAAGAGGCGGCGGCGCTTGAAACGGCACAGCATGAAGTGTGGCTCTGGAAAAACGGAAAGCATGAGAAGGAGGGCGCGAAATGAGCATGATAAAATGTTGGACTTGCGATGGATCGGGAATCGAGAGCCGAGCAAACATGAACACGGCCTGCATCGATATCGAGTGTCGCCGGTGCAATGCCACCGGCCAATGTCCCGAAATCATGCGCGAATGGGCGAAAATTGGCGAAAAATATAAGAACGAACGGAGATCAGAGAGAAAAACCATCCTTCAACTCGCTCGGCAAATCGGATGCCGACCATCCGACCTATGCAAAGCCGAGGCCGGAATCATTAACCCAAGAGAAATCTACAAGGAGGGCGAGGAATGAGCGCCACGCCTGAGACCGATGCGCTGTATGCGCAAATGCTGGCAGAGAACCCCGGCAACTTTATTCACCTCGAGGAGTTTCTGGAACTGGCGTGCCGATTGGAGCGAGAGCGCGACGAGGCGAGGGAATCTCGAAATAAATGGGAAAAAGCCGCTTTTAATCTTTACGCCCTTTGCGAAGAAAGGCGGGGGAAATGAGCGAGGAGGTCGCAATAGGCATGCAAAAACTTGCCTACGCCATTCTCATGTGCGCAGCAGAAGACTTGAAAGCGCCAACGGATTACAAAAGCCCTTATGCAAGCCGAATTGCCGTAAAAAACAAAACCTCGGCAATAAAATTTTTCCAAGGCGAATGGTTTGCAGAAATAGCACAGGCAATCGGAAAAAACCCCAAACGACTGCGTGATGCGGTATTAACATGAAAGCCTCAAAAATCCTTAATCGGTTGTATAAGACCGGAACAACTCATCACGCAGCGCGTGGGTATGTGTGCTTGTGGGGGATTTTAATGGAAAAGGAAAACCCCGAGAAGACACATATTTACCAAGAAACCGCGAGGCTTTTATTGGAAGACATTTCATCGGATGAACGCAGAAAAGACGAAGGAGAACCGCATGTGCTCTGAAATTCCACTACCACCCACCGCGCAAGACATCGCCGAAATCATCGGGAAAGAATCGGCCTTGGCCATCGCATTCACGACCCGGCATCGGTGCGTTTATGTGCCACTCGGTCGGCTCCCGTCGCACAGCTATCTCGTGCGCACAATCGGGGAAGAAAAAGCCAAACTCCTGCAAAGACAATTCGGCGGGATGCTCCTTCCCCTGGCAACCTGCCACCAAACCAAGCAAGCCCTCATCAGGGCAAAAATCCAACAACTCAAAACACAACAACATGCAAACGCCTAACCTCATACTCGTCAAAGACTCGATCAACACGATCAGCCAACTGCAATTCTGGGAAATACCAGAAGACACCAGCAAAGAAAAATGGGCTGATGGACACAAGCAACTCCTGCTCATGCAGCAGGTAGTCAGAAAGCTATTGCCAAAGTCCCAATCATTCGGCGTCAAACAATTCGGGCTGGATTATCTGGTGGAGACTGAAGCCCAATTCCAACTGGAATTTGAAATCCCTCTACCGGCTGAAACACCAAAGCGCGAAGAGGAAAGCGATGTCATGGATTACCTGGTTAAAGGATTCCAACGATGGGCTGAAAAGGCTGGCGACATCGAAGCATGGGAGAAGGACCGCTTGGAACGGGCGCTCGAAATCCTCAAGCCTCTAACCTCAACAGCGGAACGCATTAAAAAGACTCTGCACAGCAAAACCCTCCAATGATCCAAGCCGAGACGCAACACCGTACCGGGGTAGTAGGTTCTCCCACGGGGGGACGGGAGCGGGTATGCGGAAACTTGCGGATATTGGTTAGAGATTGACCAAAAAACCGCAGTTCGTTTCGCAACTCACTTGCACCCAAACATTCAATGAAACAACCTACAAACCCCAAGCCTCAAACTTTGCTTGTGAGCGCCTCGGTGCTTGCCGCCGCGCTCGGTGGCGTGACGCCTCGATATGTCCAGCAACTGGAAAAGAAAGGCATCGTGAAAAAAACAGCGCGAGGGGTTTACGACCTCTGCGCGTCGACTGCCGGATACATCGAATGGCAGCGGAGCCAGGAGAATGAATCGGAGGATTCGTTCAAAGCCCAGCGCACTCGCGTCTACCGCGCCCGCGCCGAAATCCTCGAAGCCCAATCACAAGCGATGCGCGGCGAACTCCATGACGGAGCTTGCATTGCCGAGGTGATGGGCGAGGGGCTGGCCAACATCCGGGCAAAGCTGTTGGCAATCCCGACCACGGCAGGCCCTCGCGTGGCAGACGAAAGCGACCCGAACAAATGCGCGGCCCTCATCGAGACCCTACTGCATGAGGCGATGGCGGAATGCTCGAAATACAACGGGCGGGAGATTCTGAATCGCTACCTCAAGCGGAGCGAGGCGAAGCCGGAAGATGGCGAAGAGGCCGGCGAAGGTTGGGAGACATGACGCCCCAAGAACTCGAGCACGCCAGCGACCTCATCGCGGCGTGGTCGGCCATTTTTTCACCCCCTCCGAAATGGACGATCAGCGAATGGGCAGACCACCGGCGCAAACTCTCCGGTGAGGCGGCAGCGGAGAAAGGGCAGTGGCGAACCAACCGCGCCGAATACCAGCGCGGCATCATGGACGCCGTTGCCGATCCGACCATTGAGCAGGTTGTCGTGATGAGCAGCGCACAGGTGGGAAAAACCGAGGTGCTTCTCAACTGCATCGGATACTTCGTGGATTTCGACCCCTCGCCCCTCATGCTCGTGCAGCCGGATGAGGCCATGGCAGAGACATTCAGCAAAGACCGCCTCGCGCCGATGTTCCGAGACTCGCCCAGCTTGAGATCCAAAATCCGCCCCGTTCGCACACGCGACAGCGGAAACACGATCTTGCACAAACGATTCCCCGGCGGGCATGTCACGCTTGTCGGAGCCAACGCCCCCAGCGGTCTCGCCTCCCGCCCGATCCGCATCCTCCTGCTGGACGAGGTGGACCGCTACCCCGCCAGCGCCGGAACTGAAGGCGACCCGGTAAACCTCGCCATCGCCCGAACTAAGAATTTTTGGAACAGGAGAATCGTGATGGTCTCGACCCCGACCGTGAAAGGCCTTTCCCGCATCGAGCGAGCTTTTGAGATTTCCGATCAGCGGCATTTCCTCGTGCCTTGCCCGCATTGCCAGCACGAGCACCCGTTGCGGTGGGGCAATGTCGTATGGCAGGACGGACGCCGCGACCTTGCAA